TCAGATTGTAATGCCTGTAAAGCAAGTTGTGCCTCTTTTATCCGATCCGCCATTATAAGCCATTCAGCAGATCCTTGCCTATTTGTAGCATAAAGCACCTCCATATACCTTTGATAGCCTTCCAACTCAGCAGATACCACTGCTATCTCACTATCAAGAGTTTGGAAAGCATCTCTTTGTGCTTTAAGAAATCCTACAGTTCTTTCCGTATCTTCTATTGTAGCAGCAATAGTATAATTCTGCCAACGAGTAATGAGACCATCCAAAACATTTTGGAGAACCTTTCCCTGTATTCCCATTGCTGAGAATGCTCCTGAAGTTCCCCGGGTATTAATATTGAAATCAATGAGTGCTTGCTTAAGTACTTCGGCAGCATCAGCATTTGCTGAGAAACTATTACCAAGAATATTACCTAATCCGGCAATATTCTGAAGATCACGTGATATTTTTGCCTGCTCAAGTTCAGCTAATTTCTTTACTAATTCATCAATCTTTTTTGTAACCCATGGTATGGAATATCCTGCCTTAGCTTCAATTTCAACAAGTCTTTCAAGAATTCCTTTATATAATTGAGTTTTCTCTGTAAGATCATCATAAGAACCACCTAATAATTTGGACATTTTAGTGATAGCAGATTCTCCAATCATCAAGTCAAAGAAAGCAGAATTTACTTCCTCAGATTGCTGTTGTAATTTCTCCAACTCCTCAGCAGCCTGTTCAATAGGTCCAGTAATTTTCTTTAAGGCAGCATCTACCTCAGCAAGAACTTTAGTATAATAATCAATATTTCCCGGAGCTCCATACTCTCTTTCGTAGGAAGCCATACTCATAGCATCCTTTATATACTTATCTCTTTCCTGCTCAAGACGCTGCATATCTTCTTGATACGCATAAAAAGCATTCTTTAAATCAATAGGACTGTACGCTAAATCCTTTTCAGTCCATTCCCAATCCTTTTGTCTTTGACGAATAGCTTCTAACTTATCCTGATATCCTTTTTCTGCCTTTAGTTTTTCTTCATTTATAAGTCGAGCATTGTCCAAGTCTTCCCTTTCCAATGCTAACCGCTGCTGAATATCAATCTTTAGTGCTTCTAATCCTTCCTTACTTAATTTGTTAATATCAAATCTTTTAGCGGAAATAGAAGCATCAAGTTCCATTTGAGCATCTGTTCCATTAACAAGAGCCATCGTTTCATTATACTCATCCCGCATAGCCTTTATCTTTTGGATGAGTGGTTTAATGGCATTTTCAACAACCATCCAAACCCCCAATCCAAATACTCCCATAGCAGCACCAAAAGCAATAAATGATGTAGCAGCAGCTCCTGCTGATATTCCAGCAGCTCCGGCAGCAGCTCCGGCAGCAGTAGCCCCAGCAGCAGCGGCTTCTCCAGCAACAGCTGTCCCTGCTAATGCTGCTTCCGCAGTAGCAGCAGAAATAGCAGTGAAACCTAAACCCTTTGCCAATGCTACTAATATTTTAATTGCCCGCCCTCCCATTGAGACAAGTCCGGTAAACCCATATCCCAACGAACTTATAAGAAGAAGGAGTGGACCAGCAGCAGCAATTACCGCTGCTATAATTAGTCTGAATCGTTTCTGTTCTTCTGTCAATGAATTAAAACGATCAACAACTTTATCAAGCCACTTAGCAAATCTTTCAAATATAGGTATAAGTGTAGTAGCAATAGCTTGCCCAAGTTCAATCAAAGAAACATTTACTGATTGGACTGCTCTATCATACCGTATTTTAATTGTTTGGGAAACTTTATTAAATGCTTCCGCTAAAGACCCGGACGACTCCGTGATCTCTTTCATTATGCTATTATTATAAGCAAAGTTCTTCCCCATCAATGACATCATCCCAGTCATTGCCCGTATTTCCGGGAATACCTGTGCTACTAACGTTTCTCCATATTCACTGGTTAGATTTCTAATCTTTTCTACTAATGCAATTACTCCCTGATCCCTGAGTATCTTCCTAAGATCCGCGTAAGAAGTATTCATACCATCAAGTGCCAAAGAGGCAGAGGTCATTGCCTTCTGCCCTTTATCTGCTTCCTTGTATAATGCATTAAATATATTTTTCAGGTATACCCCTGATTGAGCAGCAGTAGAACCAGTTAACGTAATTGCTGCCATAGCACCTGCTACCTGATCTATTTCTACACCTAATTTAGATGCTATTGGAATAACACCTCCCATAGCAGCAGCAAAACCAGAAGCTTCTGCTTTACCTTCTCGAACTGCTGCTACAAGTACATCAGTGGCATATGTAGCAGTTACTCCAGTCCCACGATAAGCATTTAATACAGAAGTAAGATAATTTGCTATGTCAGCAGTTTGTCCTAATCCTGCCGCTGCTGCTTTCACTGATACCCGTAAAACATCAAGAGCATCAGCAGAAGCTATACCGGAAGATGCTATAAAATAAAGAGCATCTGCAATTTCTTGAGGGGACTTCCCAAACTCCCTAGCCATCGCTTTAATCGAAGCACCCCATTTATCAACAACCTGTTGGGAAGTCCCTGTCAAGCCTACAATTTTCTGCATAGAGTATTCATACTCCTTTGCCATATTAAAGGATGCTCTGCCAGCAGCAACCATTGGAGCAGTAATAACAGCCGAAGTCAAATAACCTATTGTACGAATCCTTTGATTGACAGTATTTGTTTTCTTTGCAAATTCTGACATCCTGGTCGCAGCAACATTTAACGCATCTGCGTTAACTCCCAGTGTTACTGTTAATGTACCAATATTCATTTGGATTACTTCTTTTGTTCTGGTTTCCGTATCGGTGGCCTTGATTTAAAAGCCATCGGCGGTCTCTTCGATCTCAATTCATCAATCTTATCTTGTTGCTCTTTTTTCTGCGCTGCAGCAGCAATACTCATCAAAACTTGCTTCATATCAGCCACACTCTGTTTTCTCTCAATTCGTTTTTCACCAGTCCAATTTGGAATAAAATCTGTTGGTAAAACTTCTTTTGGAGTATGGCCTTTCTTGGCATATAATTTACTTACAATATTTACAATCAACGCATCAAGCACTGCTATTCGATAATCATCCCTCCAGGATCCTATTGGATCTATCTTGTCGTATGCTTCCCATTCTGCAAGTTGCTGCGACGTGATTTGACCCAATAGAATATCCGGATGGGCGAAGCCTAACTCTCTACAGAGCCGGAAGGCGAACTGGCGACTGGGTCGCCACTTGAGTTTTTTACTAAACTCTCCTTATCCTCTTCCGAAATCTTATTGAGTTCCTGTGCCTTATTCACAATCTTCTCAAGTCGAGCAGCACTCATGCACTGACTCAAAGTGGAAGCATCTGCCGTGGTAAGAATAAGATTTCCACTTTCATCACATACGGTACATACGGCAAGTTTAGCCCGGAAATCATCCAATGCTTTTTCAAACCCACCTTCTGCATTTTTGTTCTCTTTAATAAGAGTCTGTTCAAACTTGTCGCGTTCACGTCCCGTCATCTGACGAACATAAACAAAGTCACCTTTACCAAGATCGACTTTCACAATTTCAAGCACCTCTTTCGTGAGGAGCATTTTTTTGTCTAAGAGTCCCATGATTAGAAATTTTTGATTGTTAATAATTTGTTAAAAATATTCCTTGATTAGGAATGGTTTATTTATACTCCAGTGCTTCCACCTGAGCTAAGATAAACCTTACCGGTTACCTGAATGGTAACGTCTGCGGTAACTTTATCGTCAGCCGGGATGGTGAGTGGGAGTTCAGAAACAAGACCTTCAAAGTCAAGTCCAGTGTTCTCAACGTCCGGAAGAACAATCTGATAGTTCTGGATCGTGTTACTTTCGAAGTCATTCAACATAGTCTCGTACGTAGCACGAGTAAAGTTCATTGCGAGTACAACAGTTCCTGCATTACGGAAGCCCGTGATGAATTCCCTGTACCCTCCGGTAGAATCAAGTGAGGTAACATCAATAGTGTCCCTCGACATGCTTGGGCCAGTGATGGAATTGATTTCAGCGATCTCGACCCATGCAGAGCCACTCCACCGCTTAAATTTTGTTCCTACACCAGCAATAGCTGTACTTGCCATAATTAACCTCCTTTTTTATACAGCTCTTCGCTGTAGGTTAAAATTAATACTAAATGATATCAAACCGTTTTCGTCCCAGCCAAGGGGAGCGGGAGACCCCAAGCAGGTGATTACGGAGTACAAAGTCCCATTCCACGTCTGCTGCGCGCGTCCATGAAGTGAGTCCTTGATATCTTGTGCCAACGACAAACCAACAGAATAATCAGTATCCCGCACCACTATCTGAACATTAGGTCGCTCATACCCTACAGAGTCTAATCCCAAATCCGGGGAGAATCCATGAGTATCAATAATAACAACCACCTTCTTTGGCTTGGCCGGCATTCGTCCAATAAATAGATTAGTATTGAAAGTAAAATCAAAAGCACTTTCTGCTACTAACATATCTTTAATATCTTCACTTGGTATATTCATTTTATCTTAGCATTATCCCGTATCATTGCTACAATCTTCCTTGAATTACGTCCTATTGCGGCCTCAAACCATTTCAAACCTGCTCCAGGCCGTTGAAAATTAACGTTTGTAAGACCATGAGGACCTTCATGCACATATAAAGCGTAATGAGCAGAATATCCCATCATCAATACAATTTTATTTTGTCTGACAGATGCTACAAATTTCTGAGCTTCTGCTATAGTTGCTCTATGATCCTCTGCCATTCTTGCACTCTGATACCCTCTGAACGCTCCTTCCTTTACCGGCTTTCCTGCCTCATTCATCACCTGAGGGATAGAAGCATTCTTCACTCGTGTAACGGTAACAAACCAACTGGCACGCAAATTACCAAGGTCAACCGGTGTCAAAGGGGGAGATGCTTCCGTATCCCTTCGAACCTGCGCAGCAGCAAGGACCAAACCCCGGGCACTTCGCACTTTAAGATTGGCGAGTTCCCTATTAAGGTTTCTCATTACATTTTGTAATTCCGCGTCAGATGCCATCACTATTCATTTAACCAAGGTGATAAATATGCTACCCGTACAAACCTTGAGGAAGAACCCAACTCAGGTAATTTTTCAAATCGTCTGATTATGTATGCTTCCCCAACATCTTCAATATCATTTGGGTCAATATATGTTCCGGAACTACTCTCTAAATAATCCTGTAAAGATAATAAAGTTCCCAAA